GCCACCTTGTTCTTGAGCAGAAATGCAGAAGTTAATACCAGATGGGGATAGATCAAACATTGCTTGGCGCATGTTATCAACATCAAGTTCTTCTTGATAACGTTCACGAACCTTAGGATCATCAGAGGCAGCTTCAGTAATAACTGAATTAATTTGCTTACTTGCTTGAAGAATCTTAACCTTTCCATTATTTTCTGGGTTAGTAGGATCATCTACAACGTATACATTGTAATATGCACCTTCCTTGAAGGAAAGATCCTTAAGCTTTTCGAGGCCAAGTGGATCCTTTGTCTTACGAACAGCAAAGAACCAATCAGAGATAGGACAACGTTCGCCCCATGTACGAGGAGAACTTACATACTGCCAACGACCGTCGACAACAGATCGCCAGGTATATGTATAGTAAGGATAGATAGACTTCTTGATAGCTGCTTCACGGCCTTCCTTAAGATAAGGAAGAAGACGAACTACATATTCATTTCCAGCCTTAAGAACTAACTTTTCTTGATAAAGAGCAGTAGTCTTTTGAGTTGGCTTCGTGAAGAGATCAGAGCTAGCACGGAAAAAGTCATCAATATTCATAATTTGTTATTTTTGTTTGGTTTGTTATTTTTGTTATTGTTGTTTGGTTTGTTTGATTTTAGACATTATCTTATCTCCAACGGGTTTTAAACGTACAGAGGTAAAATATTGTCTTCTAGTCTCATAAAACTTCTGTTTGAAGTCTTCGAGATAGAGATTTAACATTTCTTCAGCAAAATTACTGATTGAAAAGTTAAAAGCATGTAAATGATACATTGAAATCTTCTGTTGTTTCAAATGGATTAAACACCATGGAATTCCATTGTCATTTACACAAGTAATGTATTCATTTAATGGAAGATTGTTTGATTTTGCAAAGTCAGTAATGAACTTGAATCCTTGTATAAAATCATTGAATGATCCATCAGAATCTACATTCTCATTATACCTCGATTTTACAATATTCTTGTAATATCTTAGTATACGTGTATTATTGAGGTAATCTGTCACACTTACAGTGGCTGGACTCATCTCCATACCGGCTTTGAAATATAGGTCGATATCGAGTTCCGGATTACGCTTAAAGAAAAGATCTAGTTTCAATAATGCTTCAATAGTTTCTATTGGAAGCTTAGAAAAGTCTTTTCTCTTACAATAAGGCCTTTTAAGCTTGATAGCAAGCTGTTTCAGATATGTGTTATAAATTTCTTTATGAAAATCTGTTAATTCAAAGTCATTCGTCTTGGACATTTATCTTAAAATTACGTAAGATTTTAGATTTAACTAGACTTGGATCAATTTTTAATAACATAGAAGCCATTTCAATATCTTTATCACACTCGGTTATAATTTTCGCAATCTTATTAAATTTTTTATTTTCAAATAATAGTACAAATAGATTTTGAAAATTTAATTTTTTACCGGTTAAGATACATGCTAATGTCGCTGTTTTTAAAAATGAACTATAAAGTTCTTGATCTTCAATTGTGATATTATCAGAATTTAAACACATTACGTTTACTTACCCTCTAATAATAGATTCAGGGAATCTTCTATTGAGGAACCTAATGTCGTTTTATAATCTGCTTCTTCATTTAAGTCAACTATCTTTAATGTTTCATAATCAATTTTTGTTACAACCGAAAAGTTTACTGGACCATATCGATTTTTGGAAAATCCAACTCTAAAGTAATTTGTTAAAGAATCTTCTTCATTTTGGAAAATTTCTAAAAGAACATCAGCAGTAGCTGCGATACCAATTGATTCCGATACAGCATTTAAACCAGCCATCGACTTGCCATCAGCTGTTCTATTTGCTTGAGTAGCCGAACAAACAGGAACATGAAAATAATAGGATAAAGCTCTTACTTGTTCTGTAATTGTTTTAATCTTTTCATATAAGCCAGATCCAGGTCCGTCAAATAAGTTAAGATAGTCAATAATAATTACATCTATATTAATACCACGTTCAATGATATGTCGTTTGATCCAAGCCTTTAACTGTGGAACAGTAATCGTTGATGGTGGAAATTCTTTAATAATAATTTTACCAGCCTTATTTTTAAGAGCTGGGGCAATCTCGTCAGTTCTCAAATGAAGTTGAGCAAATGGAATTGACGTTTGTTGAGAGCAAAATCGAGTAGCATAAGCAATCTCAGACATTTCTAGTGAAATAACAAGAGCAGTCTTACCTTGATCTGCAATGTTACATGCAATATTACCTAAGAATAATGACTTACCTTTATTAGGAGGTGCCATGAACATATAAAGAGCTCGACCATCAGCATAAAATCCACCATCGATATTATCGTCAATAGACTTATAACCAGTACTAATCGTCTTTTTATCTTCTTTTAATGATTTAATAACTTGATCAATATCTTCGTATAGGTCTAAGCCTTTTTCATTATCTAATGAGATTGTACAGATCTTTTCAAATTGTGCAAGAATATCTGAAGGAGTAACCAGTCCTTTTTCCATTTGACCGGCAACTGAAATCATCGTATTCCAAATTCCACGTTCTTTAATAAAGCGCTCTGCAGACTTATAAAAAAGATCTTTATCTAAAGAATCAAAATCAATATAATTAATTTTACTAAAAGCTCTCTTACAGGCTTCTAACCGTTCAGGCTTAGATATAAACAAATTTAGTTCATCTTTAGATGGTAATTTTTCTCTCTTATCAAAAAAGAACTTATAAAAAGAAGCTAGCAGAACAAAGTCATTATCTTTGAATAAACTCTTTGGTTCAGATAAAAATGTTGTTAAATTCGATAATACAGATGGATCAGATACAATTCCCTTTATAAGGATTGGTTCAAAGTTATCTAATTCAAATTGCTCTATCATTATTGTTCATCCGTTGGTTGTTACGAGATTATTGTAACGTGTTTTCAGTTTTCGTACACACTTTTTTTCAATTTTTTCAATTTTCTCATTTTTTATTCTCTATTTCTATTTTCAGCCACACATTTCTAATTTACAGTGGTTAGATATTATTCTAATGACACAATTATTCTATGCCATTTAAATCCCTCACATTAAATACTACTATATGTTTCAGTTGAATAGTTTTGATCAACTCTATAAAAGACTTTTGGAAGCGACAGGTGTATCTTTGGACGCTATGCCATCTGATATTCGAACTGGTAATAGACTAGTCGATTTAATCACCAAGTCGGCTTCTTCAAAAAATAAAGGAGGCGATACAGAATCCCGAAAAGCTGTATTAAATAAGGGTTTGGCAAACTTTAAAAATTTCGCTGATAGCTTTGGTGAACTGGTAAAGAACATTGCAGTCGATAAACTTAGTGAACCTATTAAAAAGAATTCAGAGGATCCAAATGCTGAATATCCATTTAATTTCGAAGCTGCTCCTCCTAGTACTAAAGACTTTTTTCAAAATGTTTCTAAAGACATAACAATTAATACAAGTGGCAAAAGTTGGCCCACTGTAAGTGGAGAAACTTTATATAGTGAGTATACTAATGACCAGAAAAAAATTTGTGATGACATTGTTGCTAGTATGATTCCAAATCTTATTAAGATTTGTGCAACTTATGGCCTAGATGCTAGTAAAATTGCCATTCTCGCTACTAACAACGATCCTAATGATCTTGACTATAAAAATGCTAGCAAGGCTTTAGAATCATTAAAAGTCCTTGCATCAGGTTATATCAGTAATGAACTTAATAACGGGGAGGCATTCAACTGGCCTGTTTTAAAAGACAATACACAAGGTAAAACTTTAGGTAAAGACTTACTCACTAATATTCCAGGGATGCGACAACTAGCTGTTGACTTCGTAACCAACTTCCTTGATGAGGATAATTCGTTCAATGAAGGTAAATTTATGGGGTTTATGCAGGAATGTAAAGAAAATGGCGAAGAATATCATATGAGTGATTCAACTCGTTTTCTCTTTGCTAATTGCAATGATGTACAAGAGCTTCAATATTTTGCCTATCAATCATTACTTTTGACTTTAGGCCTTACAAAATATATTAGGTTATCTCGTCGTTATATGCAGTCTAAGCAAATTGGAAAGACAGCTGCTGCTTTCGAAAACACTTTTAACAATATACTTGGTAAAATGGAGAAGCACTCTGAGGTTATCGGTCCAGATGGCAAGTCAAAAAAAGAAATTGATGCCAAGCTCCTCATGCATCTATTATCACCTCGAAGCAGTCTTACACGCTTACAAGAAAAATGTAAAACAACAAGCATAATGAACTGGCTTAGAAACATTACACCAGATAAAACTCATACTGTATACACTACTGGTGAAGATGGTAATACGGTAAAAAAACAGGCTGTTGACGAATACCTCGGAAAGAACAATTGGACCGGTCAATTCTATGATCTCGTTAAAAATACTGCAGTTGATTTTCTTATGCAGCGTGACTCTAGAGCTGGTGATTTAGCTATTGAGGCAATGGGAGAAATATTACATGATGCCATTGCACACGATAGGATCATTACTCCAGTTGAGAAGGAGAAGGCAAAAGAAGCAGAAAAAAAACGGAGTACCCTTAATCTCGATCCGAATATTGCCACTCAGAAAACTAACAGTCAGGATCGTGATGAATATACTAGCATCCTCGGTGCTTCTACGCACATCGATAGCCATAACCTTATTAGCGAAGAAAATTCTGAAGAATTATCAGAAAGTAATGCTGTCGAATTGGACATTAATAGTTTACCACTTAATTATCTTTCTTTCGATACACTTATTCGTGATTACCTTCCAAATATTGTATGTTTTAAAAATGGTAAGAGTACACCTTTATTCGTCAAAAGCAATGATCACAGTAATAGTCGATTAAATCGATATGTTGCCAAGATCGCCGAATATCTTAAGACTCGTGAAGGACGTGCTAAGTTCTTTAGCAAGCAAAAAGGAAAAAAATCTTTAGCTCAAAAATATTTTAGTAATTATTGTACTAAAAAAGACGGCAAGTTAATCTATAATGAAAACCATCCTAAAGCTCCAAATAAGGTTATTATAGATGCACTTGAATTCGAGGCAATTATACTAAGTTCTATTTTAGAGGAACAGCCTAAAAATGAAAGATCGATTGTTCTTGAAAGTATTTTCAAGCAAGAACTAGAACAAGAGCTATTACTTGAATCTGATGAAGAAAGCACTAATAGCAAAACAACCTCTTTAGGTAACCTCAGCTCTCAAGTCAGACAAGTCAGACAAGGCATAATGGCACGTCTCATGATGGGCAAAAGAAAGCGTGACCAAAAACAAGAGGATGCAGGTCAAAATCAAGAGGATGTAAACCATGATCAAATTTTGTCAGCTATACGAGCGGAAAAGCGGGCTTCTAAGTCTGACCCTGAGTCTACTGATTCTGACTCTGAGTCTATCAATAATATAAGTGTCGGTGGTGCTGTACCAATAACAAAC